ATTACTTCCTGTGGATGTTACGTTACCAGTCAGATTACCTGTGACATTTCCAACAACGGCACCAGTGTGTGTTCCAGCTGAATCACCCGTCAAGTCACCCGTCACATTTCCATTGACATTACCAGTGACGTTACCTGTAAGATTTCCTGTGACATCACCTGTCACGTCTCCATCGACATCACCTGTTAAATTACCTGTCACATTTCCTGTCACATTTCCAGTGACATCACCAGTCAAGTCGCCTTCAACATCTCCTGTGATATTTCCTGTCAAATTACCTGTGATATTACCTGTAACATTACCAGTCAAGTTACCATCAAACACAGGTGCAGATGCAATACCACTGACACTCAAATGCTCAACATAAAAAGGTGAATCAGGAGCTAGTGATCCTATGCCAGAAGAGACTGAACTAATTGTAAGACCTACACCAAGTCTTATTACATTGATTTCATCAACTAACTCAAAACCCTGTGCATCCTCAAACTTTATACTAGAATCAGCGATTGAAAATATTGATGTGATACCTGATGCATTTTGTCCCACAGGTAGTTCCATGACTGACAAACCTGCCCCAACTCTTATTGTGGTGACACCTGTGCTTACAGAAAATTCGTTTGCATCTGTGAAATCTAGTTGGTTTTTATTGATAGTTACAGTGGCAATACCAACTTGAATCGTGCCACCTATACCTGTATTTTCTTTCGCTTCTGTTACAACAACACCATTACCCTGAAAATTTATTGTGGTCGTTGACCCTGCAAAACCAACTGGTGTTACTCCTTGATCTTGTACGGTGAAACCAAATGCTGATCCACCACCTGTACCTGAAGGTGGTGCTGCCCAGAATCTCTCTCCGTTTGTGTTAGCATATAATATAAACTCATTATTAATTGGCAAACCTAAATTAGGTTCTGCCTCTTCCAGACCAAGAAAGGACGGGAATCCATTTGTTTGATTTCTGAATGTAGATAAACCAGCATAACTGGTTACACCGACTCTGCCTGAAAGTAGTCTTCCCATTTTACTTAGCGTTCTCCAGTATGCTAACTATGCATTTTTGTGTGTTCAAGAAATCACCTGAGATCTTGAGCACGTCACCTGTTTCTAATACTAATCTACCATCTAAGAATGACATGGCATCTTGATGTGGAATACGTCCTAGTTCTATGATAGGAGTATCGACTGAATCTCTACTGTGATATACACTGAATGATGTCACAGATGAACTCGTGCCCACGTTTGCCACATTGCCATAAATGACTAGCGATGAAACACCTGGTGGGCATGTGTATATACCAACCCTTGCTGTGGTGAGTGTGTGAGTTACAGTTTTGAATTTATTTAATGGTATCGCAGCCATTTATAGATTACCTCCGAGTGCGATTATGAGTGGAGTGAGTTGTGCTTGGATGCTCTTTTGGAAAGCATCACCTGTAATATCACCTGTCTGTTGATTGATGGTGAAATTGTCACCAACTTTTAGGTTTCCTCGCTCATCCGTAGATGTGTAGACAACCTTACCACCTTGCTCAGAAATCGCTTGGTTTTCAGGAATAGCAACACCACCCTTGCTAGGACGTGCTGTATTGATATCTATACCTGAACCTACATGCTCAAAAGTGTATGATGAAGCAAGGATCAATGACTGTTTGGCGAACGGAACAGTCGAACCAACACCGACTGCGTTTGGTAACGTTTGGTCGATGGTGATTGTAGAGACACCAGCTGTAACAGGTGTCGCACTATTTATAGTATAATAGACGGGTGCCATGGTAGGACTCGCCTCTGCTGTTGTACCTGATGTTGGAGCAGCAATTGTCACCGTTGGTGATCCACGATATTGTGACCCAGATGAACTTACTTCTACTGAAGTTATGCTACCAAAACCATTGACAACAGCGATACCTTCTGCTGCTCTTCCGCCTGGACCTGTCGGTGCTGCTACAGTGACCAGTGGTGGGTTTGTACTCGTATATCCTGTGCCTGCATTCGTGACTGTAAAACTACGCACTTCATTGAACAATTCTCCAAGATAGAATGCTTGACCTGTGAATGGTCTACTGGTCAAACTGCCAACTGTGATAACATTATCTTCTACAATACCTTCAACTGCTACCGCACCTGTTTGATTTACTGTACCAACACCTGAAGCAACCAGTCCTCTTGTCCCGAATGAAGCGTTGGAATTATTCACATCACACTGTGCACCTGACACAGCAGTGATACCTGTGACATTACATATAGTGAAAAGTGAAACTAATTGTGCGTATGCGTTGTTGCTTATAGTGACACCAATACCACCCTGATTATACTGTGTGTATGAGTCAACATTCATTGACTTCAGACCTTCAGCATGTGAACCATCAACCTTTAGACCCTGACTATTTGGTATAAAGTTTGTGCAGTTTCGTATGTATGGTGATTGTGTGATAATACCTGCTGAACCGTCAGGTGGGAAAGCGATAATAGCACCCGTATTCGCAGCACCTACAAATGATAAGTTTTGGAAGAGAGTTCCATTCTTTGCGTGGAATAGATCCACCCCTGTATTTGATGGTGTAATTTGTGTCTGTCTTAGATCATCACCATCTATGGTAACATTATTTGGTACGATAACTGGATTATTCTCTGTATATAAACCTGCTGCAACTCTTATGGTATCACCTGTGGTTGCCATGGTACATGCTGCACCAATCGTTCTCTTCGCAGTCTTCAGGGTAAATCCATCAAAACCATCATCCCCATCTTCATTTACATGTATAATATTTGTGACACTAGCACCTGCACCCACCCACAATAACTCACCCGTATCACTTGCTGCTAAAATACTTTTAGCAACACCAACTGCACCTGAAGAGTCAAGGAATGTACCACCTATTTGCACAAAACCATTACTACTATCACCTGGTGCTCTTGCAACTTGTAAAAGGTATTCGGGGAGTGTGCTTCCTATACCTACACGTTTATTTGTAGGGTCAAATACAAAATTGTCAGCACCCTGAAATTTACCATTAGATGCTTTCTTGAATTGTATAGAATTATTAGCGTCAGAAGCGAGAGTAAATATTTCTGCCTCTGATGACCAAGATATACCTGTGCCTGAACCTGATGATATTATAACTTGTCCGTTAGTGCCTGCCCCCTCTGCATTGTCTTTGATTGCACCACCAAATAGTGCATCACCTCTTACATCCAAACCATTTGCAGGTTGTGTGCTTCCTATACCAACTTGACCTGCTGCTAATATACCATCAAAGTTGGCAGTTGTTGCTACATCAAGACCGAACTTGGCATCAGTTTTACCGATACCAGTTTTATTCGTTTGAGCATCAACAACCAGAGCGTCATCACCGACCTCCAGTCCTTTTTCGACAGCAAACTTCTTATTTACTGATGCCATTTACCAGTGCACTCCTAAGTATTTGTATTTATCAACTGATACGCATGATATAAGCGATTGCATAATATGGAGGAAGGTTCTTATCAGTGACACTTTCCGAACCTACAGGTGCTGAAGCAGTCAATGATAGACTTCCACTCTGACCTATCTGGTCACCAGATGTAGAACCAGGTGTGGAGTTGTTTGATGCAAAGTCTTGAGTACCAGTGCTATCTAAAACGTAACCACCTGCTGCGTCAGCAAGAACAGCACCACTTGTTTGAGTAGAGTGTCTCACTGGGTGACCGTGACTTCCACCCGTAGCAGTGTGAGTGTGTGTTGGTACGATAGCATCTGCACTACCACCAGTGTCACCTGCTGCATAAGAACTTCCTCGACCAACTATAAACCTATCAATTAGATTTGGTGTTCCGTTTGTACCATTACATAGTTGCCAGTTAGATGGTATGTTACCATCAGTTCCCGACCACATTATAATACCACCAATGGGTATTGTTCCATTTCCAACAAAGTCACCAGCAGTACAAGTTCCAGTAAAGTCAGCGTTGTTTGTTGATGTAACTTGTGATCCCATAACTGCATTTGAAGCAGTCACATTAGCTGCAGTCACATTACCAGTGACCTGTGCATTAGAGGTAGCGATTAGATTTACACCTTGAACATCTCCACCTGCCTCAATTCTGTCATCAGCAATAATATCATCAGTAGAGTGAAGATGTTCTGCAGTTGTTATACCGACAACAGATAAGTTTCTACCTATGGTAACATCAACACCCACACTTGCATTATTATCTACTGAAAGTGTGTTAGCTGTCAATGTTGCACCTGCAAAAGTAAGTGCTGAATTATCTTGCAACTCACCATTTGCACCTATGGTAACAACACGTCCTATGGTAAGATCATCAACCTTTAGACTTCCTACACTAGCATTTCCAGTCACACTCATGACTTCACCATTGTCAGCATAGGTTTGACCTATCGCTACTCTGTCAAATACATAGTGCTCACTACCATTCTCTGTAGACACAGGTCCAAAACGTTGCCACTTCTCTGTGCCTGTCTCATTTGTTTGAACCCAACCAACATATCCACCTCTGTTTACACTGGTGGCAAATAAAACATTATCACCAGTCTGTGATGATGGAGGTTCTGTCTCTTGAACACCAACAAATACCTGCTTACCTATGGCACCAGTGCGATTACCTCTAAGTTTGAGGTCAATAACATCAGTATTTGCATTACTATAGAAGTTCTGATTGACAGTGAGGTTGTCAAATGATGCTACAGAAGGAAGTTGTGCTGTTGGAGCTGATACTGAGGTAGTATCAAATTCATCAATGGTTGACACTTCCTCACCAGTAAGAGCATCGATCTTCTTACGTCCGATAAAGAATTCACCCTTGTCATTCATAGCGGTGTAAACCACCAATCCACCACGTGTTTGCTCTGACTGTGCTAGTATCTGCTCATCATTATCAAGAACTCTATCTTGAACCTGTGGCATCGCAGTTGAATAGTTACCAGGTCCAAAACCGACATACTCAAAGGTATGACCTGACGCTCTTATCAATGAGTTTCTTCTTGTTTCTACAGGTATGACCTTGATTTTGACTGCTGCTACATTCTTAGCATGTGATGTGGCATTAGTGCCAAGAGCACCCCTAAGAATTTTTGTTCTATTTTTATCAGTGATCCTGACGATTTCATCTTCAATTTGTAGATAATCACCTCTCTTGAGCATACTTCTGTCTGCCAAGTTTATTGAAGCAGAAGTAGCAGTGACAGCACTATTCAACTCGGTGGTAAATCCACCGTAAATAGGCATTGTTTGATTGAATCCTTTTGCACTGATACCAGATCCATGTGCTATGGCAGCAGCACCTGAGAATGCAGGTTGTGATGCTGTTCTTCCTATGTTGACAGTCAGAGAAGAACCATATCCTATCCTATCAGTAATGGTATGTGTACCATTATAAACTGAATTTGCACCACTAATAATTATCTCATCTCCCCTACGGAGACCTATGTCAGAGTGTAAAGTGACGGTTGCTATACCACTTATTCTGTCATGAAGTATGTTCGTGACCTGTGTAGATACACCGACATGATATATAAATCCACCAGATTCAGAGAAATTATTGTCTGCTGATCCTCCATACTTGATTTGTTTGGGGTCGTCTATGTTTGTGATCTTGTGAACACCATTGTAGGAATCACTTCCAACTCCAATGACCTGTATTATATCACCCTTCGCATTGTTTATTGTACCTACAGTAAGTGCACAGTCAGTAGTAGATCCTGATGGTCTAAAAGGCACACCTTGTATCTGAAGTATATCCCCAACTTCATACGCTGAACCATAATTGTTGATGTCCACACTGGTTATAGTACCACTTGCACCCACAGTTACATCAACTGTAGCACCTCTACCATTTCCTCCTTTTAGTGGTATATTGAAGTAAAACTCAGCATCACCACTACTTGTACCATATCCTACACCACCAGTATTATTACTAAATCCTGTGATACCATTGAATCCATGATCCACATTTGTGTCTAGGGTAATTTGTCCAGTGTCATGCCCACCACCTGTAACACCAATACCTAAGTTTGATTCTTGTATGAAACTGTGGACTAACTCTTTAGTGATACTATTTTTAGGGTCATTTGTGATGACCTGCCCGATCTTTTCTCTCAACGCATGAGACACTGCTGCCTCAGGATCAAAGTTTATATTATCTACATCTGTCTTTGGTCTAAGATTATTAATATTTTGAGCGAAGAAGTTTACAGTAGTAGAGAAAGGACTTACATTAGGTTGTGATATGTAACCTAAAACTGTAAGATCATATATTCCATCCTGTACATCTTTCTTAAATTCTTGTACTACTTCATTGTTGAATACTTGATATGTTTTATTGAACTCTCTCTTTGTAAAGAATGGTGCAAAAGTTCTACCTGAACCAACAACAGACTGATCATGTCTTGTATATGGTACATTAGCAGTGATAGTGCTAATACCGCCAGGATTAGTGTTGATACCTATACTGAATATAGTATCACCACTCACCCCTGTAACTTCAAATAACCCATTGAATCCTGTATTATCAACACCATTCTCATTGTTACCACTCCTTACCCTACTTACTTCAACAATATTACCAACGCTTAGTCTGTGAGGGCTTTGTGATGTAATGATACCAGAGTTGCTACTTGAATCCCAAGAGGCATCTATAATTGCATTGTTTGTTCTTAAATTAGAAACTGATGTGAGGTCTGTATTATCGTTTCTATAGAAAGTATCATCAATAAGTGTTGCTGATTCTTGTAATGAAAAACCATTTGACGGTGCTGCTGCAGTGGTGGAGTCGTCGGGCACCACAAATCTGACACGGTATATTTTCTCTAAATCTTTTCTTGTTTCAGGTGTTCTTACTATAAAGGAATTGTTTGTGTCTACTGATACGACACCTTGATTGGTAACTATCGCAGCACGTAGTGAGTTTGCAGCTCCAACATTGACATACCATCCATTAGTGGTGTCATATTGTATTGGATGACCTGGTTCACCAGGTTCTTTTCCTTCTACTGTCGATACAACTCTTATCTTACCACCTAGATTGTTTATACCAGTAAGATTACTACCTGCAGTAGCATTATTGAAAGTGGTTGCTATTTTTATCTGATCAGTTTGTAATCCAGATGTAATTGCAAAATAATCTCTGTCAGACTCTATATTATCTGGTAATGACCCTGTGTCAGAGTAGAATCTGATCTTCTCACCTGTGTTGAATTTATGTACATCTTCTAGGGTTATAACATTACTTGTAATAGAGTTGATACCAGAGTTACTTCCTACAAATATTTCTTTCTTACCCGATGCCCATGTGTCAGTGTCAGCAAGAGGACCTGGCATGAGTATGTCGGCACCATAAGTTATGTTCTGTATGGAACAGAATAACTTATCTCCAACCTTATTACCCACAGTGAAACCACTTGCGGTCTTTACTGGTACAGTGTCCTTGACCTTGAAACCAGACAAATACAATTGAGTATCAGTGGATACACCTATTGTTGATTGTACATCTATTGCTATCCAGTTGACATCCTCTGTCTTATTGAATGTCTTTTTAGGTGGCACAATACCTGTGATATACGCCTTATCGTCCTTGATAAATGCTTGAGACTTGAATCCATCAGACTCAAGTGCAGTGTGTCCAAAGTTTGAGTTAGAGTTTGTAAGTGATATATCACCACCAGACTCAGTAACAAACTGTTTCGCATAACCCACAGCGAAACAAGATACAATCTGTAGCACAGAGTCTCTTGTTACCTTGATGTGGAAGTTCTCATACTCTGGTTTATACAGTGCCAGACCATCAGTGTGTAGTGTGACTGATGTACCAAGAGTTGCTTGATCTTGCCATGTACCTGAAGTTTTGTTATATTTTACAAACGCATTGTCATCTTTCTGTAATCCTATACCTGTGAACTGTGCACAGACCATAGATTTGAAACCAGTTGCCTTACTACCATCAGACAACATACCACACATTCCGAAGACTGAACGTAGTGAGCAGTTGAATACGTATGGTGAGGCAGATGTAACACTATCACTCTCTACGATTACGATTGGAGCAAGACCTGTTAGTGATGGTGTAGCAGTGGATGGTGGAGCGACAGGAACAGTGTAAGTAAATGATGTTGTGCTTAGAACCTGTGCAACCACATGACTACCATCATAATCATTGTTGTTTACGCCATTGATTATTATTGGTGTCTCTACATTGAGGTTATGTTCTGTCTTTGTGATAACTGTGATCACCGTGGTGGCAATAGCGGAGGATGCATCTGTGCCAGAGAAAATGTCTTGTATCTCAAGATCACCAAGTCTAGATATCGCACCAACAATACGAGATTCGTCAACAGTTTTCTGAAAGTCAGTGTTTGCAGGGTAATTAGGCAGTGCTCGACCACTATTTGTACCATAAGCAAGAGTCAACTTAGCATAATACATGTCTAAGTCAGTATTACCCTTTCCTTCTACGACATTATTACCATCAGCAAACTCGAAACATGTCAGTTTGTGGTGTGAATAGTTAGGAGCATATACATTACTGGTATAATCCTTAAAAATCCTATCAGCAGGGTCACCATCAAATAAACTGAAGTTGAAGAAGAAACAACCACCAGTAACTCTGAATATTGATGTTCTCTCTATATTATCATTGTCTGGTTGCGGTATGAATTTAGGTCTTATCTTAGTTTTTCTAAGATCCATACCAATGATTGATGTACCCCTTGGTAATATAACTCCACCATGCACAGAGTTGAAGTGGTATAATACGTTGTCTGGATCTTGTATATCAAACTTAGTTCCAATCGACAATTCACTGATAGATGCAGCAGTGCCATTTACATCAGTGACATTACCACTATCATCAATAACAAAACCTGGTCTATTATCAATATAATGTGTGCCAGGTGACACCATGATTGTAGTCTTATCAAACTTATCGTTATCCTTACCTAACTGATATGAGAATCTAGCAGACTCTATCAGTGCTCTCTGTATAGTTTTGAACGGACGAGTTCTGGAATTACCAGTGTTGCTAACGTCATCTGTTGCATCAAGTTCCTCAGGGTTTACGTAAATTACGTTACCCTGTACATTCTTTAGAAAATTTTCAAGTCTACTAAGTGGCATTACCTACCTTCTGACACCATTCCTTCAACTTATTTATACCCTATCAGATTCGTGGTATTCTCTGCACTAATGGTACTATGTCGGATTCAACTTTCTCAACTATCTTATCTATGATGTTTATATCAATGTCCATAAATGGAGGAGTGATGCCTAAGAGTCTTAATAATCCATCAACAAACAACGCAAGTGTAGTAAAACCAAGTATCATACTAATGATTGTAGCGTCACGATTATGTTTTGCCATAGATTCTTCATCTATTCGTCTCGCTTCATCTACTGCATCCTTGATCAACTTATCAACTTCATTCTTAGTGTAGAATTGACCTACAACTGGAACGTCATGAAACTTGATATCTGATAATGGTAATTTTACTTTAGACATAGACCACCTTGATTGTGTCATCAATCTCCTCTGCTACTTTAGCAACTTCTAAAACTCTCATAAACTGATCAACATCGTCACACTCTATTTTTTTGATTTCGGCATCAGAACCATAAATTCTAAACCATCTGCCAGACAGTGAAATTTCGAGGCGGTCAACGTATTGTTCGGTAAACATAGTGTTTGAAGTTTTATTTAGTATAGCACAACGAGATTCAAAGTCAAATCTAAGACGTGATTGATTTTTCTTTTGCATGGATATGATAGTATGCATTGATTGATCCACCAGAAGCATTTCTGATGATGACCTTAGCCCCGTACTCTATTGCTTGCACAAATAGATTTTGATACACACCGATAGGTGTCACGTTTACACAGATAGTCTCAGGATCTATGTTTCCTACCATGTAATCAGGTAATTCAATTACTCCGTCAACTCTGACGATTCCGCAAGTTTCCATAGTTTTATTTTTATTATATAACAGTTTTGGTATTTTGACCAGTATCGTAGTTAGGATCTTTTATGTTTCTTTCCTCATCATCAAATGCTAGTTTAAGGTTAGGGTCAGGGTAATCCTCCCATGTATCACCCTCATACTCCACGATAAGTGGATTGATGTCGTTCCTTTCACCAACAATCATATAAAAACAATCTATGTCTGAATCAGATTCCAACACTACTTTCTCACTATCAAAGGACTTGACATATATGTCTTCTTGTTTACCTATTGGTGTAATTTGTACAGTAATACTATCTTCATACACCAAGTTTTTCCAATACTCTGGTAGAACTATCTCCGTGCCTACACACCTACCTCTGTGATATACTGCTACTTCAGGACCCTCAATACATGCATATCTTAATCTATATCCTTCTTTGGTAGGATGTTTTATATCAAAAGATTTACCAAGTGCATCAGCAGTACTAAATCTTTGTGCAAGTTTTCCTTTATTACCACAATCAACTTTACCATTTATCAATACATCACCCTGTATGACTACAGCGTTTGGAAAATTATCTCCAGAAGGATCTTGTGCAATCTCAACATCACCCTCTACACTAAGAGCTAAACCTTTTACCGCAGGTTTAAAATTTGTAAAACCAAATTGAGAAGTTCCTATGTTCACATTACCAAAGGCAACATCACTATGCTCACCAAGAAACACAGGTCCTACTGCTGCAAGTGTACCCTCAAATTCTTTGTCACCATCTAAAGTTTCTTTTGATTGATCTTGTTTTCTTGGAAACTCAGGTCCTATGTAAACCTTCCCTGTAGAAAGGTCTCTCATCTCTGCCATACTAACCCTTTAGATTTTTAATTTGTCCATCTATATATTCTCTCATGAATGCAGGGCATATCTTTGTAATTGGTTCATGTAATCTAATACACTGTCCTATTAGTATAGTCCATCCCTCAGAGTGTGACAATATTCTTTCTTTAGCATCATGCGTGACGTTTTCTGCAGTTACAATATAGTCTCTACCAGATGATATTCTTATGTCACTCTCTGCATTCACATTCACACCTACTCCATCATCCGCAAATGATGTAAGTTGAATACGCTCTGCTCTTACAGAAAATGTCTTAGCACAAACAATTTGTATGTCACCTTCAGATTTGATAGTGAGAGGAGCATCAGTGCAAGATTGTATAATTTGAGAACCCTCTTTCTGATTTCGTTTACCATCTTTAGGATCAGCAGATGCACTCGATTGCAATTCAAAACCACCGTCTCTGAAAAGTCTCAGATGATTATCTGATTTGCTCGCATATAAACCTATATCTCTTGGTCTTTTGGAGTCTTTCCCCTCTGCCCCCATGATTATGTGACCACTCTCATTGTGGTTTATAATAATGGGAGGTATTTTACTTTTATCCTTTTTCTCTTTTGCCATTAGTAAAATCTAGGACAACTGATTACAGTTATAATTTTAGCTTGAGGTACAATAGGATCAGTGTATGCCTCACGCTTGACAAATCTAGTTATAGGTATAACATCTGCACCAAATCCAGTCTCGCTTTGAATTGTAAATGCAGGTATTTCTGATAAACCTTGATCAACTTTGCCATATCCACCGACTATTCTACCATCTTCAATCACAGGTGTCAATGTTTGTCCACTATCACTCACAATGAGATCACCTTCTTGGTACCCTGCACCAGTCGAAATCACTCTCACACCATCAACTTCTCCTATGACATCTACACCCACGGTGTCTGCAGTTTGTTCACCACCCAAATAATTTGAACCTCCATTAGATATGATAATGTTTATTACCTCACCATCTTCGACAATTGCTTCTGCAGTGGCACCTCTACCAATATCACAATCATCAACAATTGATACAAAAGGAGGTTCAAGATATCCTACACCTGTGTCTTGCATTCTTACACCTATTACCTCTCCTATCTCGTTGACCACTGCATCAGCTGCTGCACCAATACCTCCACCACCAAATATCACCACTCTAGGAGGATAACATTGTTTGGATGAAACATTACAACCATCTACCAAACCTGCTAACGGTGATGAACCACTTGGAGATCCAGTGGTGTCGCCTATCTTTGCTTGATTTGGAAATGATAAGTCTACAAGATCATCTAAAAGATTAGGTAGACCACTGCCATTGAGAGTATGAAATCTACTGAGGATATTATCTAATTTCAAGACACTTTTTGGATCAGGACCTGAATTCAATATAAAATCAAATGCATCGTCACACTTACCACCTGTACAATCAAATAATTTTTTCGCTGCACTTACACGTCCTAAAGCATCTGCCATTAAACCTGAAAAACTTGGCATCGCTTTACCTGTAAAAGCACTCAAAGCACCAAGAATAGGTGCTATTGCCGATTGAATTTTATCCGTTATACCTGCTATCAATCCTCCTAAAAATTGCTCTGCTGCACATAAGGGGATGTTTACAACCTTACCAAACAGTTCTTTCAAGAATTTTTTGATAAAATTTTGCAACCCTTTTAGAACATTTTCAATAGCACAATAAAAACCATCCTTGAGTTTTTTTGCCTTTATACTATCTGTAAGCCAAGTGGGTGATAAAAAATCTAATTTCTCGTTTATTTTTTTATTGATTTCATCAAATGCTTTATACCTTACTCCTCTTATCAACCCTGCCATGGCACCTGAAATTTCTCTTACCGCTTTATCCAACTCTTTATCAAAATCAATAATTTTACCCAAAACAGGATCAATAAATCCACCAGAGAAAGGTGTCAACTTTGAGAAAAATTCAAAAATTTCTTGCAGAGCTTTTGAGATATTACTCATTTTTTGCTTTGCATCTTCACACTCAGCAGATGAAAGTCTTACTTTTTTAGTAACATTATCGTTTGCTTTTAGTTTTGTTTTTGTCTTTGTCTTATTATTGTCTGGCACATACCCATCACTGTCAATTATAACTCCAGAGGTTTTGGGTTTTACATCATTTATTAGTGAGTTACCATCAGCATTGTTCAATAAATGATCAAATGATAGTGCACCAAAACCAGTGGTTCCTTTCTTCAGAGCTTCATTATATGATACTATATCTTCAATATTATAATTTGCAAAAAATGCACCAATGACCACAGGTTGTTGTGCCTCTTCTCCATCAAGAAAGAAACCAACCACCATCTCACCACCTTGTAATGCAAATGAGGTGCCTGTGTTATTATTACCTGCACCAAATTGAGGTGCAACTAAGAAGTGTGCCCAAGGTAAATTTTCATCTGAGATACCTCCCTCTTTTTCATTTTGATGAGGGTGATATCCTAGAATCCTTATCTTTGCTCTAAAACCATTATTAAAGGATTGATTGTCTTCAGTTCTCCATGCTTTATCAGGTGCAACCTGTGCAATAAACCACTGAAAACCATCCTTACCAAGGAATTCTGTATTTGAGTGTCTTGTCTCAAGCATTAGTCATCGTACATTAAGCACTCAGGTTCATCAGGGTGCATGTCACAGAATAATTCTAAAGCATTTGGATCGTGATGATCACCTGCTTCAATTTCATCATGATGATGATCTACATACTCCTCAAGTTCATGTAACTCATCCAGAGTATGTCTCCTCATGGATTCTGAGGTTTTAGGATCAGCAAGAAGTTCTTTGTCATGCTGTATGTGATCTTCGATTGTTTTCATGTTACTCGTGTGTGGTAAATGAATCTCTAACGAGAGTAAGTCCAGTAAAGTCACCATCTGT